GACCCTGATTCATTATCGTTATTTTTAAAATTAACATTAAGTATTGTATTATCGTTATTCAAACTATTTTTAACATTAAATGTTATCAATGAATTTGTGCCTGTGATAGCATAATATTTTATTCCAGACCCCAATGGATTTTCTATTAGGTTAGCCACATAAGCAGTAGTATTCTTTCTTTGTGTGACTGATTTGTTTAATGGTGGTAAAAATACAGAATTTTTTACCCAATAATAATAGTAATTGATAAAACTATCTGAGTTAGAATTGTATTTTTGTTTTACTGTAAAAACTGTATTGTCAATGTGTAATGGCGTGCCTGATACACCTTGTGCTAAACCTACCACTGTGTCAGCTCTAGAATTCCACTCTGATGGCAATAGAGTTGATTCTACCCACTCATATATGTCTATAGAGGAGCCTGGAAATATATTACCCCAATTTTTAGTTTTATATTCTGTGCCATGTTGTTCATACCATAACCATCTTACAGTACTCATGTCCCACCAAACTTCTCCTATATGCTCTTCTCCCCATGCTGTGTTAGCACTGACAGTTTTATTTTGTGTTCCTATATTATAAACAGCAGGATCCCATTCTGTTTTATAATTAATTTCTCTATCTGCTATGCCTAATATTCTACCTTTGATAGGATCATAATAATCTAAATAATCAATTATTTCGTTGGTTGCACTATCAAATATAAAAGCAGAATCTGCTCTATTATTATTAACAAGATTAGTTTCCGTTGATAATGCGTTCCAAGCATAAGAATCTCTCTCTTTAAGATCAAATATTGTTAATGTTCCATCATTTACACGATATGTGCTGTCATCTATTGCTGTGTCATCCTGAGGAGCTCCAACAAATACTGTTGTATCATTTATAAAAACACCTCTACCAAAATCATCATTGGCGCTAACTTTGGTTGTAACTAATTTGTCATCTATTACAAATTCTGTATCATATTTTGTAGCGGTAAAAACACCGCCGGATCCTATATTAAGATCCACTATTCTTGTGTCTCCTATATCAAATGTGGTAGCACCGTTATCGAAACTCATACTTCTTTGATTGCCAAATTTTTCAGCTCCTATCACTATTCTATTATTTGCTCTATTAATTTGTACTGAAGAACCAAATCTCATGTTTGTGGCAGAATCTGGTGCTGAAATAGTTTGTTGTAAAGTATAGGTGTTTGTTGATCCATCGGCATTCCATTTATAGACATAAACTGTGCCAGCATCTGTTTGTTCGCCTTTATCAAATCCAGGAGCAGATATTACAAGCCATTCTCCATCGATGCTCATAGATATACTCTCACCAAATGCAGTGTTTAATGTACTGCCATCTGCATTTACTCCTTTAAGTGTTTGTCTGTGAGTGAATATATGTTTTGTACTGCCGTCTTCTATACTGCTGCCATCATCATTCACACTATTTTTTGTAAATATTTCTACTTGCCCAGCGGTGCCTGGAGCAACGCTGCTCACAGCCAATATATCTGCATTGTCATTGACTGCTAATCTATGTCCAAATCTTTTGCCTGAGCCTGATTCATTGCTGAATATAGCTGAATCTTGTCTCCAAAGAGAGATGGTGCTGTCGCCTACATCTTTTTGTAAGGTATGCACATAAACCACACCAGAATCATTGTTTAAACCTGGTGCAGAAGCAAAAAGAAATTTCGGTCTTGTATATACTGTACTAGCATCCGAAGGCTCGGCTATAGCACATGCCCATCCATAATTTAAATTTGTTAATGTGGTACTATCATCTGATAGTGGTAACACGGTGTGTGATAATGAATAAAATTTATCCTCAGAATTCCAAGAAAAAATCTTTATTAATCCAGCTTTATCGTGTCTGGTGCTGCCATCAGATGTTAATGTATTTGTATAGGGTGCTCCTGCCACAATATAATTTTCATCTGTGCTGATTGTTAAAACTCGCCCTAATCCTGCTGTTTCGTTGTTGCTATCGGTCATCTCATAACTGCCTGTAGGGAAGAATAAGTTACCTGGTTTATTTTCTGCTCTATAGAAGAAATGTATATGACCTTGTCCCTCGTCTGGAGCTGATACTATTAAAGTTCTACCATCATTTCTAGCCACTACTTGATAACCAAATGCCTGCTCGTTGTCTGTGTCTGGAGATTGTAGTATTGTTACTGCATAAGGGTCAGTTTTTTCATATATGCTCCACTTACCTTCAGTATTATTGTCTGCAAATATTCTATCTCCGTTAACAAAATTTGTAGTATCAACATCTCTATAAACATTGTAAGATATTCTATCATTGACATTATCCATACTAGAAATTCTCACACTAACCCATTTATAAATGTTACCATAGGTGTTTATTGTGGATTGATCTGAAGTTAATACTGTGCCGGATACTCTATTAGAATTGCTGTAATTGAATATCAAAGATGAACTGGTAGGTGTGCTGTATATTTGATATACTCCATTCAATGGTGTAAATTGACTGTTTAATATTGTAAAATAATCTCCTTTTATAAAATTGTGATTTCCGGTTAATAATATTTCTACTTGAGTAGCATTATTAATCTGTCTCATGGCTGCTATTTTTAATCCAGTGGACGTTAATCTTAACACGTCCCATTCACTATTGTCTTTTTTTGCTATCCATACCAGATCATTTTTAGTAATTGCTGACACATTTAAATTAAGAAGATCCGATGTTGTAAATGCAGTATGGTCTACATCTAGCAATCTAGGATAACCTGCTGTTTTAAATTTTTGAACTGTGTCTTTATCTGTACCTTCTGTATTATAGTCATAAAGAGAAAATGTTTCTTGAGCAACATATTCCACTGGTTTGTTGTATAATTCTGAACTAAGCACTCTAACTGATTTGTCCCAATTTAAAGAATCTGTTGAATTGTCCAATATCTCTATACTCTGTATATTGTTAGTGAATGAGTTGTCAGACATACGAATCTGTATAGATTTTTTACTTTCAGTATTTCCAAATTCTCCGACTTTAATCATCCATTCTGGATAAAGATCGATACTGATATCTTCTCCATAAAACTTGGCTTTGACTAATTTGTTTATAGCATTAAGTGTACCCTTTTCTCTAATAAATCCTTGATAAAATTTATATTGAGAAACATCGTTTAAGAAAAGATTATCTAAATAACTTCTAGATTGATATCCTGTAAGATGTTGTGCTAACTTTTGTTGTGCTTCATCAAAATTGTTGCTCTCTAAATTGTAAAAATCATTAAATTGTGAAATTTTATAATCAAAATTAGGTATTAATTGTGCAGCAGGTTTTTGAGATTTTTTTTGCCATTTAGCTGATTCAAAAGAACTTCCAGAATTATGATTGACTTTAGAAGTATAAAATTTAGCATTATATTCCACAGTATCACCGATTTGATAATCAGTATTTGCTGTCCATGCTGCTACTTGTGCTTCGTCAAATATAAATCCTGGAGAATAATAATCACCATTCCAGTCACCAGTCTTCCATCCGATTAATCGAAATCTTTGTTGACGGAATCCTGTGGTTAATTGTAACAGTATGTCCGAGAACACTGTGATATTATCAAATAATAATATGTGTTCTTTCTGTACAGCATTCATTGAGATATTGTATATGCCTGATTCTGGAAATTTGCTAACTATTTCAAAAGTAGTACCCACACGTTTGGTACTAATTGATTTGTTATTAACTGTTCTACCCGAAGAGTCTAATACTGTGTATTCTCCTTGTAAATTTTTTAATTTTCCTATCACACTATCTTTGGTTGTAAGATGGAATCCTTCTGCTCCTGGACTTAATGTAATAGCAGATCCTGCTGCCCATCCTTGTCTGGTCCAATATAAAAATTCTTTGGCTGACATATCCCAGTTTGCAACTTCTTGTAATTCTTTTGTAAATCTATCAAAAACAAATCCTTGTGATTCTAAATATTTTCCGTATCCTGTTAAGAAATTAATCACTGATTGAACATCTTTAAACACTGCGCCATAAGTTACAATTTTTTCTACATCTGCATAATCTTTATAGATAATTGCTCGAGCATTACCTGCTTCAACGGAATAACTATTACCATTCTGTATTGGTTCTAAAACTGAGAAGTAAGGTCTAATTGTATTATAACCTACAACTTTATAACCACCTTCTAATGTACTACCATCATTTGTGGTAGCTGTGTTTAATTCTATCAATACTCCAGAATATTCAAATGTTCTAATAGGATTACTGATTCTAAATAAAATTTTATAGTTTTCATCAGGAATAAATTGTGATCCTGCTGTGGATCCTGGACTAACACTATCTGTTAATACTCTTAAATTTTGTTTATCTGAAAATCCTCCTAATTTATATGCTAATTGCACATTGAGATTTTTCATTTTATCATAAAAGAATACTGCTGGATCTAATCCATTTTTAATTAGATAGTTAACAACAAAAGGTTGATATCCTCCGGTTATATAACGAATGATTGCTCCTGTTTCGCTATCTGTTACTGTTTCTAAATGATATTTGGCAGTTCTTATACTCTGTGCTACATCTGTGTCTTTATCTATGACATTTCCTGATGCATTTAAACCTAATCTACTGTTGTCAAAAAATAATCCAAAGAATTTTGCTGGTTTTGTTAATGCTAACAATCTCATCACAGCAAAAGGATATTGAGAACTTCTTCTCCAAGCAGTTTCAGCTGGTGCTTGATCTCCAAATTTCCATACTTTATTAATACCTGATGATTCATAGTTGTCTATCAATCCTGCCTCTATCGGTGATTTTAAATTTCCATTCTCATCCACTGGTAGATAATTTAATAATCCTGGTCTAGCATATCTAGAATTGGCTGCTCCTAATCCGTTGTCATATCCAGCTGCTAAATCGTTCCATAATAATTCGTTACCCGAGCTGTAGGGTCCTGGACCATAGGTATCTTCCCACCATGATGGTTTTTCGCTGTAACCCAACATTTCCCAAGGATGCGTGTGTGGTCGGTCTGTGTCATAGAAATAGTTGTATATGCCTCTCCAATGTCCTGGTAGATATTCACCGTTTAAAAAATCTTTATTACTGCTATAATTAAAAGTGAAAGGATTAGATTCATTATAGATATTATTCTTTTGATAATCCACAGCATTTTTTCCTGCCCAAAAATAGAAATCATAACTCAAAATATTATTAATTTCGTTTATAGAATATTCGCTTGTTTGGAATGCTGAAGGTCTTACTTCAGTTTCTGGTAATAATTCTGGATTATAAACAATCTTGCAATTGTTATAAATTCTTCGTTCTAATTCTAATAATAAATCATCTCTATAATCATCGTATGCTACAGTTTTACTGCCATCGTGTCCTACTATCACATAGGTTGGTTCTACGTATGTGTTATCAAGAACTTTTTCTGGTTTAAATCGAGGATATATTCCTAATTTAGTTGGTGTTGGTGGTACAAAACTACCTGTGGTGTCGCTGTAGTCTTTAATTTTAATTATATCTCCTTCTGTGAGAGCCGCAGTTATGTTCACACTGTCATCAGTTTCACTAAAAGTATAATCATAACCTTGTAATAGTTGCGTATCATTGAGATAAACATAAACTGCTCTATTGCTAGAGACTTTTATATCAAACTGATTGTCTATGGTATATTCGGTCTCTGCACTGTCTTGTACTGTGTATGTTCTTGTGCTGACTTTTTCTCCATATCCTATCATATCTTCATAGAAGAATGGAAAACTAATTCCCTTATCTCCTATCATAGATTTTATTATCTCATCTACTGCAGTAGCAACATTACTCTCATACGTACTTCCATTAGAGATATTTGATAAAAATCCTTCTTTAAATTTTTGATATTCTAAAGAACAATATTCTATAGCCGATATTGCATTGGCATTTTGATCTATTAATAAAAACATTGCTGGTGGCAACGGTGCTGAATGTTGTAATATAGTTCCACCCTTGGTTCTTACATCAGGAAGATCTCTTAAATTACTATTGCCTGGTGTATCTCCTGTTAATTCAATATTTTTTTCATTAATATCGTGTACGTGATTTAATATTTGACCAAATGTAAAATCTGTTAATTGCTCATTGAATGGATTAACTCCTAAATTTTCTGGTACTTCATACAATCCTTTGCCTGTTAATTTTTTAACAGAGCTGTGAACTTGTATTTTTACTATGTCATTGACTGCTAAATCATATAAAAATTTTACATATTTGTTAGTGGTTCCATTTACCAGTACATAATCAATGTTTAAATTCTGTGTTGTATGATTAACATCCACTTGAACATCTAAATCCTGTAGACCAGCACTGTTGGCAAATACATCTATAGGAAATAATCTTAATTCTCCAGCTTCTACTATGAATGTTCTTATTACTCTCTGTTTACTCTCTTCGGCTCTTTCTATCCACGAAGTTCTAGGAATATTGGTATCTCTACCAGTAATATAATGTACGTGGCCAGTTGTAAAACTCTTTGAAAGAACTTTTTCTCCACTCTTATAAGTGAATGAATCTGAACCAAGATCAGAAGTAAAAATAATATCTCCCACATTATTAATGGTATTATATTTTACTCTTAATCCTAACACAGTATCCACAGGAGAAGTTTCTGAAGTTTTATATTCAAAAACAGCAGCACCTGTAAAAGAAGAATTCTCATACACTGTTTGATCACTAAATTTTACATGATTGTCGTCTTCTAACGAGAACAAAGGTTGTTGATTTAGAGCAGTTTTGATCTGTCCTTGTGTCCATATATTATCAGATTGTTTAAAATAAAAAGTTTTTCCTTGATAATTTGCTCCTAATTCTGCATAAAATGTCTGACCATCTTGTGGTATACCATCTGGTTCTTGAGTAAGATTTATTACTGAATTGTCGCCCACTGTGACAAAATTAACTTTGTAAATTCTATTTTTAACTAGCAAATCTGTGTCTGCTAAGAATAACACTCGCATGCCATGCACCAATGCTATACCATCCACAATATATCCTGCAGCATTAACCACTGTAGAAAATACATCAGTAGTAACAGTATCTATTAGAGTCACAGAATTTAATCCTTCGGTTCCGTGATTGTATAATTGTATGCCTGAATCAAATTCTATTATGGGTCTTTTGGCTCTGTCTGTTTCTAAAAGAGAAATTGTATGCCCGTTGGCTTCTGCAGTAGTTTCTAACACTGCTTTGTGGAACCATCTATTGTATCTGCTCCATGCATTATTATCGGGACTGTCTCTTTTAATTGTTATGTAATCTGGTGTTTCTGGTCTATAAAAACTTATAGCATAAGGTCTACTATCATATGAAACTGTATCATATAATTCTGTAGTTTCTACAGAATAAGATTCTGGAGTTATCAATCGAGCAGTATCAGTTAAAGTGATAGAACTTCCAACACCTTCTACATAAAATTGTTTATTATTAAAAGACGAAGAAACAGTATTTGAATCAAATCTTAATTTCATACCATTGCTCAATTTTATTCCTGTGGCTAAAGTATAATTTTTAGCACCTACTATCTCGTGTTCTACATCTATTTTTGTGGTAGCAGTGATGGTTTTGATTGTAAAAATACCCTGCATTGCTTGATGATTACCGCACTGATAATATAATATATCAGGAGCATCTGAAGGTATTGTGAAATTTAAAGTTCCAATTTCTGTGCCATTACCCGATACTCCAGAAGAATATATCACTGATGTGCTGCCATCTTCGGCTATACCTGTTGTGAACGGTTCGGTCATTATGTAGAAAGGATGACCTTGTGCGTTAATTACAAATTTGTAAGTATTACCTCTATACAAAGTTATTGTAGGATTTTCTAAATTTTTATAGGTGCTGAATGTATAAGCAGAATTACCTATACGATCTACTTTTATTTCAGTCACTGTATTTGTGCCATTATTAGAAACCAATATCGGATCTGATCCTTCGGGTAACCAATAATATTCTCTATAATTGATCAATTTATCAAAGTCTATTGCTGGATTATATGAATAAACTTTTTCTTTGTTTAATCTATCATGATTTTCAACATTTCCCCCAAAGAATTTTATTTGATTAATATAATCATCATAGGTTGCAGTAAATTTAACTTGATCTTCTGGATTGACCGATGATGTATCTTTATCTGTGTATGTTACAGCAGGTTCTAATTGATAATTTGTTCTGTCTTCACTGGTTGCTTCAATATAACTATCGGAAGGCAATCTAGTATAAGAATATTGTCTACCGATATAACCATCTAATCTTTTTAATCTGCCTGGTTGTATTAATTGATCCAGTGTGCTGGTTAAAAATCTATGATTATTATCTGTTCTATAAAAAGATGGTAGATGAGCTATGGATCTTCGAAGTACAGTGCCTTGAGAATCTGTTACAACCTCATAATTGGATTGACTATTAATAGGTGCGTCAGCCATTTTTAGTATCCCGTTCCGCTACTGCCTGTGTTGGATCTTGATCCAGCTTTTCCTGTAGTGACCGATGATACTGCTGATGTTGACCTATTGCTGGTAGTTGTTCCAGTAGTACTGGTTACAACTGTGCCACTGGCTGCCAACTGATTGGCACCTATAGCATCAATGATCACAACATCATCCACGGTCGCTCCACTGATAAAAATCTCATCTGCAGCACCACTAATTTGGAATAATGATCCAAATGACTGTTCGTGTTGATTAGGCACTATGACCACTGTTAATAGATATGGTGCTAATTCGTTGTGTATGTAAGTGGCTAATTCTGTAAAATAAAAAGTATCTCCAAAGTCAAAATTATTTAGAGCAAAAAATTCATTTATAGCCTGTATAACTCGAGTTTTGATTACTGCATTTGTAACATTGGTTAAAGAATTTTTTACCACTTTAAATGTAGCTTGAAATTGTTCTTCTGCTCTAGAACCAAATAATATTTTGTATTTTACCGGATGATAGACTATTTGATCTGACAATCCTTTCAATGGATTTAATACTCCCGAATAAGAAATTCTTAACTGATCCGATGTAGATGATTGTGGTTCTTCTCCTCCTTCAGCCAACCATGTTCTGTATAATTGATCATAGGATCTTTCCAACATATAGATATCAATGATATTGGTTTGAGAAGGGTCTATTCTAGTACCTTGTCCTGCATTGTGACGATAGTGGAATTCTATATCGCTTCTACCTCTTCTAGCATAATAATCTGTTGTGGTAGTTAATGTTATTGTTTCGCTATCATATATTTTAACAATATCGTCTGTGTAAAAATAAAATAATTGTCCATTCTCATAAGCACCTGGTAATGTTATAGCAGATTCTGTTGCTGCAACAACAAAATTAGTAGCAGAATAAGGTCGGTATCTTTCTATGTTATCATAACTGATATATTTTTCAAAGAAAACAAATTTTGTTGTAATATTTGTGTCTGGTTCTACTACTATATCAAAAATATCTGGATTGTCTACTACACCATCGTCGTCGCTATCATAGAATCCTACTTTGACTTTTCTATTATCTTGATAGCCATCTGCTTCTTCCACTGTGTCCACAATCTGCCAATCAATTGGATAACCTATACCTAATCCTGTGCTAGGCACGGTGTTACTTTTTAGTATTCTTACTGTGTCTTTAACCGATCTTCCTGTGGTATAATCATATATTCTTTCTTCGGTATCAAAATGAAATTTATTATCTCCCACTGATTCAAAAATATAATCTAAAGCTCTATAAGTCACTGTGTATGTGTTGCCATCATTGGTGAACTTGAACCACCAGCTGGCATCTAAATTACTATTGGTTGTATCTCCTGCATCCATTAAAGAAAATTCTTTAGAATAATCTAAATTAGCTGCTGTTATTACTTTCCATTCTGAATTTTCTTCATCATATCTAAGACCAAATTCTTCATAAACTTCTATTCTATCTTGTAGATCAATTTTTAAAGCAGTATCAAACACTGTTGCAAATTTTGGAATAACCGATGATAATACAGCATCTGCTGGCACTGTATCATTTAATGTGATTGGTCCTACTCCTGTTTCTAAATTACCTGCTCCATTATTAGCGCCATCTCCTACTACTGCAGCAATTTTACTCCATTGTCTATCTTGAGCAAGTCCTGTGCCTGCAGTTACTAATTTTCCGTTTAAGAATTCTCTTGAATCTGGTGATGTAAATTTTATTATAGATCCGGGTATAGCATATTTTAAATTGCTGGTTGCAAAATCTCCCACTGCTAATGGTCCGCCTGCTGTAAAATATCCTGTATTTGCATTGGTTCCTGTTGTGGTGCTGACCCAGTTAGCTGCTAATGTGCTAAGATCTTTACTACCATATTTGAGATAATAAAATTGTCTAGAATAAGATTTTGTTAATTTTGGTTCTACTAATCGATTGATTATATCCAATATTTCATTTCTATTTGTAAATGTAAATGTGAACGCTGGAGAAACTTCTTCTCTGTAAAGTATTCCATCATCTGCAAATACTGATACATTACTGTAAGCACCTGTAGGATCTATAATTTCTTTGGATCTACTGATACCGCTGGCACTTCTATTCACTGATTTTATTTTAATAATTTCCTGTGATGCTGATAGAGGTACTACGTTATAATCTTCTGCTGTGATCATTCTATTTTGAGAATAATACACTTGTGGTGCTTTGGTTTTAATACTATCATTACTCTCTGTGGCAGCAGCATTATAGATACTCTGTTGTAAAGATGCTGTAATAGTTAAAGTTTGTTGAGATCCATTGGCATCTGTGTAAGCAATACCGAATGATATACCTTGCATGTCTGCAGGTTGAATTGAAAAATTAGAATTAGCACTGGTTCTATAATAAACTCTAAATCTACCAGATGGTATATTAGAGAAGTTACCATCTCCGAACACAAGATCTATTGCATCATTATTCTTTGTTACAACATTGTAGATATCTCTTACATCAGATGATAAACTGTTATAGATAACATTATTGCCGCTAAGGTCGGGTACTTTGGTCCATGCTTTTTCTATCTGTCCAAAATCATCCAATTTATATAACCATACATCGGTATTATTAATATTGTTAACATTAATCGATTGGATGTAATTCGTAGTGGGTTGAGTTATTGAAAATTCGTAATTGGCTAATGATCCTTGTTTTAGTAGAACAAAAAATCCTGTATTAGGACTGGAATCTCCTGCTCCGTCGTTTCTATACAAGTAACTGAAACCAGTGCCTGGTATTGGTGATTGTTCATAGATAGATTCTGAATTAGATATTGTGGCTGGTACTATTTCAAAATTTCTTGCTATACCACTCACTCCTCTGGTGAATGTGAACATTGGTACATCTGTGTTGTTAGAATTAACTGTGTAAGTTTCTGTATTAATGCCTCCTATGTTGTTGGATTCTCTAGGTTTTCCAAATTTTTGTCCGCTAACCGTGGCAGAATTTAATATATTAATAAACTGCTCTCTAGAATTAGCATTGGTAGGATCGTTCCATGATATTGTAAGATTTGCTAGACTGTTGCCGCTGCTGTCTCTGACATCTTGTGTGGTAGATATTGATGTAAATTTTAAAAGTCCTGTGGCTGGAAGATTTCTTTTGGCATTGTAATTGATTAATCGTGCCAATCTTAGAATACTGTTTCTTCTAGCAGCAGTCTCTAGGAAATTTTCTCTAGCATTTAAATCCACTCTGAAACTTAAACTTTGAGCAATATAAGCAATAAGATCAATAAGAGCAATGTATTCTGAACTCTCAACAAAATCATTGAAATCATCTGGGTAATTTTCTCTAAGATAGGCAATCATGGTCCTTCTTAGTGTCTCAAAATCGTATGATTTAAAATCTGCCTGTTGGAAACTGGTATAGATTTTACGCCAATCTTCGGCTACTAGCAATCGGTTTTGTCTATCAGTGGTGGCCATAGTTTAATACACGGATATTTATGGATATTATTAAGTGCGTAGATTAAGACAGGCGTAAAAGAGAGTTTTCGTCGAATGAAAATGTTAATTTCTCGGTAATATTATAGGGCACATAGGTTATAGTAGCCTGCACACTAATACCACCTTCGGTTTCACTCACTGTTATATCTGATGTGCTAATTCTAGGATCTGCATTTAAATTCTGTGTGATATCATCGGCTATGGCTTGTTTTAGAGCATTAGTAAGAGGTTCAAATATGGCATCGTATATTATAGTGCCAAATTCTGGATTTTCTACTCGTTCACCTTTTCTCACACTTAATCTATTGATAAGATCCTGTTTGATCAATTCAAAGTCGTATAATCTAAAATTGGTTTGATCCGCTCGTGAGCTAAACCCTTTGAATACTTGTCTTAAATTGCTATTACTATTTTTATCTTCGTATGCCATAATTTAAAAAAATCCTCCTCCAAAGAAACTTGACACACTCTCTGCCATTATTCCAACTGGATCTTCAAATCCTCCTGATAGTACGCTGGTTACATCTGTGAATGATGTGTATTCTCCACCTATAACGTTTGCATAACTATCTGTAGCAATATTTATACTGTCTGAAAAGTATGAATTTCCTAATCCTGGAACTGTACCATCTATAAAACCACTTCCATAATCTGTATACACAGCATCTCCTGCATTGCCAAATATTCGACCTGCAACATCTCTTGTGGTATTAGCGATCTGTCTGTTGATTATTCCTCCTACTGTGGTAGTAGCATAATTTTTAACATTCGCTGTAAGTTGTCCTGTAAAATTATTTCCTAAACTGCTGATCGATCTATTAAGATCTCCCACTGTGTACAATACTCCACTTTGATTTACAAATATTTGATTTTTAAATAAATCAGAAGTATTATTTGATTGTCCAGTTATATTTCTAACCAATCTTTGTGATACATCGCTGACTCCTGTTTGTAATGGATTAATTGTAAAAGGTCCTGAAGTAGGAAGATTATATGTAGTTGAATATTTTTTTGTAAATTCGTCTGTGGCTTTTTGTACCGCGGTAATATCTGTGGTACTTGGTACTGTTTTTTTAATATAATCTGATAAATCAGATTCATACTGTCCTAATTTAATAACTGTATTTTCATTTAATCTATTTTGTTGTGCTACATATCCTAAGGTACCTGGAGTATTACTGTCTTCTATTTTACCACCTGTTGGAAATTTTACAAAATTATCTGAATGCCATGTCCATGGTTCATGAGTAGGTACTCGCATACCACTCATGCCTAGTATTTGTGTGTCTACTTGTAGTACACCAACACTGCCTTTTAAAGATGGAGTTACATCTGGTACTTGTATTTCTGCTGTGCCTGTTCCGTGTGGTTGATTGAATCCTGTTCTTTGCAATGGTTGAAGAAGATACGGATCTGCTGGTATACTATTAAAATGTACTTGGCTACCTACTAGATGCACTTGTCCTGCTGCTTGATGTATTTGTTGTCCTCCGGCTGCTTGTGAATATATGCTCATACCGGTGCGAAGATTATAATTTCCTTGTTCTGCTGTGACATTGATGTGTCTACTTGCTATTTGATTGATTACAGATCCATCTATACTGATAAAACCTTTAATTGTTCTATCGTAAAGATCTTCTCCTAGATGCTGATTGGCTTTAATTTTAATATTTCTGTTAGCGTACATATTAATATCGCCTTCAGAATGGAAATTAATATCTCCTCCCGATCTTAGATTGTATCCTAATTTAGAATATATGTCCACTGTGCCATCTGCAGCAAATTCCATCCATACATTGCCTGATCCATTAGCAAGATATACCACACCTTTGGTGTCATGCATTAATAATTGATGTCCAGAACTGGTTCTTAATCTTACGAGTTGGTTATCACCATTAACATCTCCGTCGTCCATAACAAAAGTGTGTCCAGCATTTCTAACCACGGCTGTATCTGATGCTGCATCTGTAGGTCCTAATTTTGCTTTTTTAGCTCCGGCATCGGTTCTGCCTGGTGTGCTAATACCGAATACAGCGCTAGGACTCTCTCTACGTGCAGAACTTGTGGTAGTTCCTCGCACTGTGTCTTGGCTTAATCCTTGTTTTCTTAATGTTTCTGCAAAAGGATGTATAGGTTTTCTAAGTCTATCTGTGCCTCCTAGACTGCTTGCATAACTGAATATTTTTCTATTAACTTCTCCAGCTGGAACAACGTCTGTTCCGTAGATATCTTTTTTAAGATCTGCTGTGGTGTCTTCCGAAGAAGTTTCTCCCACAGTGTCTTTGGAAGCTGCTAAACCCGGTATCATATGATTGACATATGGTTCTTGTACACAACCGAACCAAAATCCTTGAGATACTTTGCCTTCTACAAATATAACCAATACTCTTGTGTCAATATCTGGTGGTACCATCCACATACCATAAGAATGTTGACTGGCTGTATAATCTCCTATATCAGAGTTGTTTGTTCCTGATAATGCATTGGGACTTTTTGCTCCATAAAAAGGAGTAAGATATTTTACTTCATAAAGACTACCTGCAGGGCCTTCGTCTGTGCCTGATAAACTAGGAATTAAGACTCTAAGGCCTCCCATTTTAGCAGGGTCTACATTGTCTTTAACTATGCCAATATAAGGACCGGGATTGATCTCTGTATAAGATGTTTCCCTATTCTGTCTATTGGGTGTTGATGTGTCTCCGTATGATACCATATTTTGTTAACCTTTGTTATGCTGCTGGTCCTCCGGTTGTAATATTTCCCAGTGCATCTGATTCCCACGTTACTCCTCTGTTGGCAGCTTCTTTCATATTATCTATCTGTTTAAGAGCATCTACTACACTAATTTCTTGACCTTGATTATTGTATCTTACCATATGTAATGTTTGCAAGAATTTACCACCTTCAAACATACTCTCTACTCTTACTACTTTATATAATCCAGTAAATTGTGTATCCTCTAAACTCTGAAAATCCATAACACCTTTTTTCTCATTAATATCTGTAGGGAATTTAAAAGTTAATGTAATAAATGCTTCTGATTCGTCATAATTGAAACATTTTAATTCGTCATCCCACTGTTTGCCTTTAAATTGTGCTACCTGTTCTATCTGCTGCCCTGTACCTCCAGCTGTTGCTGTTTTTTTTGCTTCTATAGGCAAATAAGATTCTTGTCCTATAAAAGCAGGATCTCCCAGTATGGTCATCTCTACATTAACCATGTCGGCTAGAGGATTTGTGAGATACTCAAGAAAATCATCTGCCATGGTTCTAGGCGCTCCATCGTCGGTTGCAGCATCTTCAGATTTTACTGTAGTGGGTTCGCTTCTTAAAGGCAATAACTTTTCGGGAAAATCTATACTTTTATTACCATATCTTAAAACAATTTCTGATAGAGATAAATCTTTAACATTTTTTTTACTTGCTGCTTCAGCTCTTGATCCGTCTAATAATCTAGCTTGAAAATATCCATATTTGTAATTAATTTTTAAATCCATAATTTGAGTGTTCTCTCCAGTATAGATATATTTGTAGGCTTTCTTCACACTCTTACCCCATAATTTACTGGCACTAAGACCAGGCACTGTGAAATTCATCACATGAACTTGATAGGGTATTACTTCAAATACTATAACTTTACTGTCCATTTTTCTAATACTATCCCATCCTCCAGTTTGATTATTGCCATCTGGATCTCCTCCATCATTAGGATATATAGAAGTCTTAATTTTAAACCACGGTACCATGGGATCAGGCGTGTCTCCTTGTCCTTGTGATTCCATTTGATTTTCTTTAGATGATTCTGTTGCTGCTAAATCTTTCCAGTATTTGTCTACTATTTTTTCTATATTTCTAAAACCATCTGATGATACTAGTAAATCTGTTATTATTTTAGCTATGCTCATATTAGGTCTAACAGTGACTCTAAACCTAGCGTCTTTAGAATTAAGATTCCAATTGGCTGATGAATTAGCTGTAAGAGAACCTAACTTATCGCATTTAATTATATAAATATCTTTCTTTTCTCTTATTTTTTTATCAATCTCTATGTCTTGTTGTTGATTTAAATTTTTTGCTAATATACTTAGAGCATCTTGCAAAGTAGCACCATATTCTGTTTTCAAAAATGCTTTTGCCTCTCCAACGACTTTTGCTACTAATCCTCCACTGGTTCCTCTAGTGTATAAAAATCTATCTGTCATTGCAAATTCTGTCCATGGTACTGCGGTTAAACTGTATCTTGTTCCTCCTTGATCTATATTCATTTCTGCATTGGTGATTTTTATAGGTAGATATCGAGTGGTTATTCCGGTTTCTAGGCCACCTTTATCATTATATCCTTTGAAATCTAATGTTAATAGAAAAGGAGCATCTGCATGATCGCGAAAACCACAATTAAAAGCTGCTGCACGAAGTTTATCAAATAAAGTTACTCCAAATGGTTCTGTCATTTCTATTTCTATTTTATTAAAATTCATCATTTTTCTCTGTGCATTAGGACTATTGGTGGCATCTATCACTACTCTTTCAAAGAATATATCGTGTCCTCTTCTTAAAATTTTGTCTGATTTACGCTCTGTGTTTAAAGTCTTGCCTACACTTATATCAGATTTATTAAAATCAGAAAAATTTCCATCTCTGCCTATGCCTCCAGATTTAGCAATAATATCATGTGGTCTACCTTTTGTTATTAATTTTGGATCTTTTAATTCTTCTTTATAGAGAGCAGATAGAGTCCATATAGCATTATAAGAAACATATTTGTCCAATTCGTTGGGTAATGGTTTATAATTATTAGACGAAGATTTTAAAATTTTACCGTTATAAGCTGAATCGTTGGCCATTTTTATATGCCTAAATCATTTTTAAGATTGCTGAGTTTAGGTAATTGAATTACTTTACCTGGATAGAAATCATAAATTGGGTCTTCGATTACATCTGGATTTCTTTGAGCAAATACCCACCATAATCGTGGCGTACCATACAAGTCATAAGATAATAAATCTGGTCTATAAGCGTAAGTTCTATCAATGGTGTAAGACATATCGTCGTTTTCAGCAGTTATAGTTCTAGGACTTAAGAAATCTAGACTGATATTATTTTCGCTAGTTGTGAAATATGGAGAGGTATTGCTATATTTGGCCATTAGATAAATCCTACTTCTTTGCTTCCACCGTTAAGACGACCATTAACAAAATCTCTCATATTAAATTTCTTAATAGACTCTCTAGAATACACCGGTTGTAATTGTAAAGTTACTGTGCTCAATGCTGGTGCCCATGTACTATTTTTATCATCCATAACGTTGATCATTGGTTCCATTTGTGACAATGATGTTTGATCGGTTTTTTGCGTAGTACATATATAATCTACATCGGCTCTCATGTCTACGTTAAAGTTTGTTACCACCACAGGCACATTATTGAATACATAATTTCCATATCCGTTTAACTGTAGGATTGGTGGCGGATTACCTTTTAGAGCATCGTTGGCTCCTCCAAAAAACATTTTGGTTACTGATCTAAAGAAATGTAACATGGCTACCCAATATTGAGCATCTTCTTGATTTTGTACAGGAAATTCTCCAGTTACTGTGAATGATGGTACCTCACTATGACCGTATGCATAGAAAGGATAATTGCTGTGGGTCAATGCCATGGCATTGTAACTGGCAGCATGTTGAATAATAATACTCGGAGTTAACGGAAATATAACTCCACCCTCGGCAGCTAGAGGCCAAAGTACATTGTTGGGAGATTTTTGTCTATTATTTTTAAATTGTTGTCTCGATCCTCCAAAAAATATTTCATTTAAATCACTTTCTGATGGTAAAGTAACTTTAACTCTAAAATCTGTTTGTCCATTTCTTACAGTCCACGTGGCTTTAGAGTTTAATTGATCTGATACTTCTGCACCTTTGGTTAATCCTGCTCCAAACAAACGATTTAAAGTGGGATTGGAAGAAATAACTTTATTAACCCCTCCGATAACACCTAAAACTTTGCCTGCTGTGTCTAATATTCCCATTGTTAAATCCGTTTATTAATAGGTTGTTTTTTCATATAAAATTCAGTATACTATAACAATATTTATAGGCATCATAATAGGCGCACTTTATAATCTCCAGGCAACAAAGCAAACAACTAAAATAAGGAATTTTTTATGAAAAGAGTGAATTATCTGAATAATCGCGATTTGCTGGCGGAGATACACAAGAGCAAGAATACCTATTGCTCATATGTTAGTCTCGAAGACAGCGACTATGACATGATTGTTAATGATATTAAAAAGATCAACAATGCTAATATTGCCAAAGCAAGAAAGATACAAGCCAAAAGATTAACAGCCAAGGCTTGGGAGGCAGCTAAAAAATTAGGCAATAAAAGAATTAAGATGAGTGATTATGAAGTCTCTCCAAGAAAAGTTAAAAAAACTGATCTAGTGTTTCGAGTAATGATGTTTGATCATATTACCATGGACAGCGAAAGAAAAAAAAATCCTAAAACTCGAGCAGATCATCACACGAAAGTTAATTTTCCTCCATTTCAACACTACAGAATCAATGAAAAAGGACAAACAGTGTGTGTGGGTAAATCACACTGGGTTGGTGGTATGACCAATGGACATTTCAGTAATGACCACGGCAAGATCACTCCTAATCTAGCAAACATGTTTTTAAAACTAGCAGAAAGATATAGCCAAAGGAGCAACTGGAGAGGATACACTTATGTGGACGAGATGCGATCACAGGCACTGATGCAATTGAGTCAAATTGGTCTACAATTTGACGAATCAAAATCTGAGAATCCTTTTGCTTATTATACAGCAGCCATCACAAACTCATTCACAAGAATTCTAAACATTGAAAAGAAAAATCAAAATATTCGTGATGATATTTTAGAAATGAATGAGATGATGCCGAGTTATACTCGACAAGCTAAAAATGAGAGTGAGACTGTGGCAGCAAAAAAGAGACAAAAAGAATTGCATGGAGAAGTTAAAGTTTACAGCAAAGCTGCTCTAAAAGAATTAAACAAAGAATTGAAAGCAGCTGGCAAATTATCTCTTGCAGATGAAGACAAAACAAAATAATATCTAACTATGGCATTTTTTAAACGAGCTGCTTGTTTTACTGATATACATTTTGGATTAAAAGGCAACAGTCGAGTTCATAACGATGATGGAGAAGCATTTTGTTATTGGTTCATTGAACAGGCCCGAGCACACAGTTGTGAAACCTGCATATTCTTAGGCGATTGGCATCATCACAGATCTGCTACCAATGTTAGCACCATGAACTACACAGTGAGCAATATGGAAAGGTTAGGAAGAGCTTTTGAAAAAGTCTATGTAATTATGGGCAATCACGATCTATTCTACAGAGACAAAAGAGAAATTAATAGTATGGAATATTGTAGAAATATTCCCAACATACAGATTGTGAATGATTGGTTATTGGCCGACGATGTAGCCATAGTGCCATGGATTGTGCATGATGAGTGGAGAAGAATACAGGATCTAAAACAGAGATATATTTTTGGACATTTTGAATTACCTTATTTTAAAATGAATGCCATGGTAGACATGCCAGATGTCGGCACTATTAAAGCAGAACACTTTGTGAATCAAGAGTATGTGTTCACAGGACATTTCCATAAGAGACAGATAAGAAACAACATACATTACATTGGCAATGCATTTCCACACAATTATGCTGATGCTGGCGATGATGAGCGTGGCATGATGGTGTTGGAATATGGTGGCGAACCCAAATATATCAACTATCCCAACATGCCAAAATACCGAAATGTAAAAATATCACAATTATTGTCTGATGCTGACAGCATACTAGCATCAAGAATGTATGTGCGTGTGGGATTAGACATTAAGATTTCTTATGAAGAAGCTAATTTTATCAGAGAAACATTTATGGAAAAATATCAGTTGAGAGAATTACAATTGATACCAGAACAATTGGATCAAGCAGATCAACCTATGGTTAAAGTGGAAAAGTTTGACAGTGTGGATCAGATTGTGATCAAACAATTGGAAGCAGTGGATTCACAGACCTATGATAAAAAAGTATTAATGGCAATTTATAACAATTTAGATGTTAACAATTAGAGATCTCACAGTAAAAAATTTCATGAGCGTGGGTAATCATACTCAAGCGGTAAATTTTGCTGGCAAAAATCTAGTGCTGGTCATTGGTGAGAACATGGATTTGGGCGGCGATGATGCTGGTGCTCGAAACGGCACTGGTAAGACCACTATCATAAATGCCATCAGTTATGTGTTCTTTGGAGAAGCACTGACACAGATAAGAAGAGATAATCTAGTAAACAAAACCAACAGCAAAGACATGTTGGTCACTGTGAACTTTGAGAAGAACGGTGTAAATTATAAAATCGAACGAGGCAGAAAACCACAGGTATTGAAATTCTTTATCAATGAAGTGGAACAGAATTCTGGGGCAGATGGAACCGAAGACAATAACGAAGCTCAAGGAGAGAATAGAGAAACACAAGAAGAAATCAATAAATTAATCGGCATGAGTCATGCCATGTTTAAGAATATCATAGCTCTTAACACTTATACACAACCGTTTCTAGCAACCAAACAGGCCGAACAGAGAGAGATTATAGAACAATTGTTAGGCATAACTCTATTGAGTGAAAAAGCAGAACTACTAAAAGAGCAAATGCGAGTGGCCAAATTAGAATTATCAGAAGAAAAAATGCGATTAGATGCTGTGTTAGTTAGTAATAAAAAAGTGGAAGAATCTATTAAAACATTCGAATTAAGGAGTACTGCTTGGCAAAAACAAAAGAATCAAGATATTGCAAAATTTGAATCTGCCATAGAAGAATTAGAGAGAGTGGATATCCAAACAGAATTAGACTCGCATAAACGATTAGCCAAATACACAGATGATTCAAAAACTTTAAGAAATCTAGAAAAAGAAAAAAGTTATCACGAGGATTCTTTAACCAAAGCTGTTAAGCAAAAAGAACAAACTGTAAAAGATTTAGAATATGCTGAAAAAGCCACTTGTCCTACCTGTGAGCAAGATTTACACGGAGAGAAACACGAGCATCTTGTGGACGAGCTTAAAAAAAATCTTGCGGAGCAAATCGAATATGAGCAAACATTATCTGCAAAGCTGAAAGAGATACAGAATAATATAGAAACTATCGGAAATCTAGGCACTGTGCCAGATACCTATTATGATACTATCGATGAAGCATATAATCATAAAGGATCTGTGGAAGATTTAAAAAGACAACTGGAACAAACTCGTGCAAAAGAGAATCCATACCAAGAACAAATTGATGAATTGAATAAAACTGCGGTGCAAAAGGTAGATTATACCAAAGCAAACGAAATGGAAGACTTATATAGACATCAAGAATTCTTGTATAAACTATTGACTGCTAAAGATTCATTTATAAGAACTAGAATTATAGAACAAAACTTAACTTATCTTAATCAAAGATTAGCATTCTATCTAACACAAGTTAAATTACCTCACACAGTGGTATTCTTATCTGATTTAAATGTGAGAATTGAAGAGTTAGGCAGAGAATTAGATTTTGATAATTTAAGTCGAGGCGAAAGAAATCGATTAATACTGAGTTTGAGCTGGGCATTCCGAGATGTGTGGGAAGGTCTTTATCAACAGATTAATTTATTATTCATAGATGAGTTAATTGATGCTGGTATGGACGTATCTGGTGTGGAGAGCTCAATGGCTGTATTAAAAGAGATGAGTAGAACACAATCAAAAAATATATTCTTAATATCGCACAAAGACGAATTAGTATCTCGAGTAAATTCTGTATTGAAAGTAGTGAAAGAAAACGGATTTACAAGCTACGCTAATGACGTAGACATTGTTATATAATTAAGTACTTAAAATTTTTCCAATTCCAAATAGATTATTATCTTTATCTCTTAAAACATGTATGCTGTTGGTTTCTTGTAAACCGTGTTTTTCTGCTAGTGCCTTGTGTGCTTGTCCGTGAGTATTCCAAGCATAGTCTTTATCAAGATTATTCATTAAGAAATAACCACAAGCTGTTAATGTTTCATTATAATATTGTGTGTGATTTAATAAAGTGATAGAATCGATAGTTTTTTGTCTAGCCCACCTTAATCCAATTCTATTCCATGCCAAATCTAATCCTTTGGACATGCTCATTCCAAAACTTTTAATATTTGGATGATCAAAATCAAATTTTATTTTTCTAGCTGACTGAAACCAACAACCGTCAATATGAATATCTATGTTTTTTTCTTCACATTCTTTTAATATATCATTCCAGTGTTCGTCTACATCACAATATTTCCAAGAAGGTACGCTGACTAATAAAGGAACATTTGGTTTAAGATTGCCTGGATTGGTTGGTTGCATACCCATTATAGAGTAATAACTGTATTCCGATGGTAGTATTTGTATTTGCCAAGAATATTTTAAACAGATTGATTCAATAAAATTTGTGCAGCCTATTATAACATCTTTACACGGAAAAGCGTCCCATCCTTGTAGAGAATTTATTTTGCTAGATTTAAACCACTCTTCTGCTCGATCTATGAATTTTTTTCTATTAGGATTTTCATGACTTCCTGTAAACCACTGTTCTTTTAATTTTTTAATATGAGAATCAGCAATTGGCCATAGTGTTTTTGTTAATTCATTACTCATTGATATGATATATCCCGTTTGGTCCTCTGTTTGGCCAATAATCCAACATTGGTCCTTCTCTATAAACGTCTGAACTTAAACAATGTAATCCACTATCCCAAAAATAACACATATCAAAATTTGCCACATGTGGTGTCATGCCAATACTTTCAAAATATTTGAAGATTTTTTTATTTTCTTTTATTACAAGTATATTTTTTTCGTCTACTAATATACAATTAACACTGAATATAGTTTCCCACGGATTGCCTAACCATGTATCGGCAACTTTTATTATTTCTTTATTATAATTTGCAAAATGTGCTCCAGGTACCCACCAATTATTATTATGAGTTGGCACTGTTGGACGATCTTCCAAATACGCAACATTCCATGCTGGAAAACTTTTGTCATACTTGTTTCTATAAAAACTAGACAGTATTTCTTTTTCTTTAAGAGGACAGAACACGCCATCGCTGTGATCCCCTGTGTTCAATATGTGTACCCTGTGATTGGTAGCTAATTGTTCTGCAACAACCATGGTATTTTTTTTAAATTCGGGTCTGCTATTATCATAATCAATAAACATATCTTTGCCCATTCTAACTACACAAGGAAAATTTACCCAGGCCATAGGATCTTTAGATCTATCTATGATTACAACGTTTTGATTATTGGCCTTATAAGAATCAATTGCATGTTGAAAAGGTTCTATACCAGAATGATATTGAGGATTTATATATAATGTATCATCTATTGTCATTGCCCAATCGCAAGGACACATTGGAGGTTTTATTAGATTACCTTGTTGATCTAGATATAGGTCAACAGAGTTTTCAAATGTTGGTCTAACTACATTTACTCCTAAATTTTCTAATATTTTACATATATTCTTTAATTCTTTTTGTGTCATTTCTGTTATCTTACAAAAAACATCCTCTGTACGACTATCAAAATGTTTATAAAAAGTTTGTGGATAGGTATCTCCAATCCATATTTCTTTTAATGGATTAATTTGAGAATAATGTCTTATTTTTCCTAAAGTACTCATGTTATTTGTATCTAATATACACGCTTCTTCTCTGTCCGTCTACTATTTCTGGTTGTACAGCATGCCAGCTTTTATCATTGTTGAGTAAAGCATATCCTTTATTCCTTTTATACACTATTTCGTGTACTTTGCTGGAAATTTTTGAAGAACTGTACAAACTTGTTCCAGGCTGTTGTTGATCACCTATATAGATTTGTATGGCTAATTTAATTCTAGTGTCGTCTAAATGCGGGGTTAGATAATAACCAGGATAGTCTATCCAAATATCTGATGTGTCTGGAGTTAATTTTATACCAAAGATCTCTTCTAAACACGTGGTTATCTTTTTATTTTTAAAAAAAATATTAAGTTCTTTACTAATCGTTTCAGAATAATCTATTCTCCTTCTAAAACTTTTTTCCAATTTCTCTTGTTTCTCTAATGTAGTTAATTTTAATTTTTCCAAATCTATCTTTAATTTTTCCAACCAGACATCATCAAAAAAATCCTGGTATTCTTGGTAAATTAAACCATTTAAGTTTACCAACGGTGTTTTTTGTATTGACTTGACCACGAAGTCTACGCTATCATTGTGCATGTGTTAATTAATTAGCATCTAACAAAGGAGCATAAAAAATGTCAAATACACATGACTCAATAATGGCAGCTATTCAGACGTACTCTGAAGAGAACCAAAAATTCACTGAAAAGGGAATTAAAGCATCAGCAACAAGAGCTAGAAAAGCTCTAGCAGAACTTGGCAAGCTGATCAAAGCTAGAAGAAAAGAAATCCAAGAAACTAAAAACGCTGAAAAAAACGCAGCTTAATTTAGTATAAAGGAATTTAAAAAGCCTGTGCATGCAAGTGTGCAGGCTTTTTTTATGATCCAAACCATCGCCTTGCTACGGGCGTTGAATGTTTCAAACACCACAGTGTCCATTCTCTATCGGTAAATTTTGCTCGTACCACAATCTTATCTTTCTCAAAAGCAATATCACAGAGATTCTTCAGATATAGTTCTTGCACGTGTGGAAAATGTGCTAACCAACCTTCAAATAATATTTGTGCTTGAAATGCATCTTCGTATCCACCTACAGTTTTTAACTCGCCTATGATTCTGGGTGTGCCGTATTGTTTCATACGTCTTTACCTATAATAAGCGAACCGTGTACTCGCACTCGTATATGTCCGTTGTAGTATTGATCTGATTCTAGTACTTTCCTTGCAAACTGTTCACGAGCTTCTATGTAATTGCATTCTGCTTTACTGCGACAATAATAAAGTATTTCTCTGCGAAACTGATCTTGCCCTAAAGATTCCACGTCTCTATTCAATTGATCACTGCTGCCGTAGTAGTCCTGCCAATCGCTGGCTACAGCGCCTCTAATTTTTTTGCGTACTTTTTTTCCGTTTTTTTGCGTGTGCATTTTATATCGCGTAGTTTTGAATCGAGCCAATTTCTTTCCCACATACATTCTGCCGGACACTGTGTTGGTAATAAGATACACAAATCCCACACAATCTGTTGGTAATTGTTCCACCGGCTCATTTTTGTAAATCCACTGCATGTCCATATTTAAACTCAAGAATCACTACTGAATAATATACGCATATTATATACACATGAAACAGGCACTTTAAAATCAAAAAAAAATTTCAATAGGCTCTATAGCGTCTTTGGTAAAACAGTGAACTACTCCCATTAGCGTGGGCGGCGAATCACTCGACGCAACAGGCAAAAATGATGGAGCTCTGGGAAACAGATCCAACTCCAGGTCCGTGCGAGATTATCATACAAAGATCGCACAGGCTCGCGTTGTAATGAATGAGCTAACGGGTACAGCACAACCGCCCGGCGACAGCAGCGATGTATGGAGACTGCGAACTCACCACATGCGTCAGTTCAAGTTGATTCGG